ACTTTGCTGCCCACGCAAGCCAAATCCAAAATCTCCGATGGAGCATTTACCACCTGTCACAGCTTTCTAATCTAAATGAGGTTATAATGATTACAGTGTATTCAAAAGATCAATGTGTATTCTGCGACAAAGCAATCACCCTATTAAAACTCAAGGCAAAGGATCATGTTGTCTATAAGTTAGGCAAGGACTTTGACCGTGACACCATTCTGGAAATGTTCCCGGATGCGAGAACTTTTCCTATAATAACAGTTGACAAGGCGTTCATCGGCGGTTATAATGAGTTAGAAAAGTTGCTAAATGAGGAAAACAAATCATGTGGGTATCCGAGTTAGAATCTGCACAGTTAGGAACAGTTAGAATAGGAACGTATGTTACTGAACAAGAGGCATACGAAATGACCGACAAGTGGTTGCGTGAAAATAAGGTCTCTGATGGAGAAACCGAAACTACCATGCTTGAATTGGTAGAAGAAGATTGGTCCTGCGAAGTATATATCTATGAAGATGCATATGGTGAATATGCATGGGAAGAAGATTATGATTTGGAAGAGGAAGAGCATGATGATTGATAAGTTTGCTTTGCGTGAGGATTTAAAGAATGGAGTTGTTACCGTTGTGTTTGAAAAGACCGACGGAACGGAACGCACTATGCGAGCCACACTTTCCGACCTATATGTTCCACAAGTGGAGCCTGCTATGCTATCAGAGTATGACGGACAAGTTCCAAAGACCGGTCGTCAGTTGAATGATAATGTCCAAGCCGTATGGGATATCGATGCAGGTGGTTGGCGATCATTCCGTATTGATTCAGTGAAACAACTATTGAAGGAGTGATATATGGCCCACCCACATAAGAACCGACCTCGAAAAGGTCGTCGTAAGATTGGTTCAACTAAGCGTAAAGCCCGCCGTCTCAAAGGAAAGAAGAAGTAAATGCCTATTAACTTACCCGGTAGAACAAAGGATGAGGACAACAAAATGCAGAATGTTCGTGTGATCAATCTCGGTGCTTCCCAGGCTCCGATTAACTTTATGGATGGTCTTGCTCTTTTGTTCATCGGTCTACGATTGACTGGGCATCTTGAAACTTGGACTTGGTTAGAGGTTCTCGCACCTCTATGGGGTCCTTTCATGGTTCACTGGTTCATTAAGCTGGTCGTCCATACCTTCTTTGCCGATGATGAGGATGAAGAATAATGTCAGCCGATAATGGTATCTACATTTTCCTAACAGAAACAGAGAAAGGCCCGGAATACCGGGTCTCTCATGCCACCGCCATCGATAACATCTATGGTGAGTGGAATGACAAAACCGCTAAATATAATGGAGACATTCCAGCGATTGTCTCCACATTCGGTGAATCCGAGGTCTTCTATACTCTAAACGAGGCTCTTGACTTCGCCGAGAATATAGAGAATGATGTAGGATATACGGAGGATGGAATTTGTGTGATTAGTGATTTTAAGGATTACAGTCACATCTTTACCTGAGAGGGAAAATGGCGCAGATCAGAATATACGGATCAGCTAAAAAGATGGAAAAGCGTGAAATCAAAGAGGCGTCTCTATTCTTTTGTGATCAACTTCTAGGTCGCCGCCTTAGTAAGAATGTCCTTGTGAAGGTCAGACTACGTAAGAACTTCTACAAAAACACCAAGTGTTTCGGAATGGCCACATGGACTGATATCGATGCCAAAAACCATAATCATAGAGAGTTTGAGGTAGAGATAGAAGCCGATCTTGGCCCTGTCTATCTACTAAGAACATTGGCACACGAGTTAGTCCATGTTAAGCAGTATGCCCGTAAAGAGTTAGTTGATATGTGTTCGGGTAACTATCAAATGTGGAACAAAGTAATGTATAACGAGAACCTGGTTGGTTACAAAAACCTACCATGGGAAAAAGAAGCTATCGAAAGAGAGAAAGAGTTATACAAACTTTGGGCAGAGCATAAGAGCAAATAATGTCCTATGATCCACACTCTAACGAGTGGCTACTTAACAGGTTCGAAATCTATAAGGACCTTAGAGCAAGAGATAAGGCCTACTGGTGTGAAAAGTATGGCGTGTATGTCATCACCCGATATGATGATGTGTTCTATGTGCTAAACAATCCTAAAATCTTTTCATCAGCCAAAGGCAACTTGCTTATTGAAAGTGGTGAAAGGTTTGGCAAAACTCTAGGTGCCAGCGACAACCCGACACATAAAGAGTATAAGGACATTGTTCTGCCAGCCTTTGGTAAAGAACATATGAAAAGGCTTTCGGACTCCTTTACTGAAAAGGCAAACGAACTACTATCAAACAAAGATATCATTAACATTTCAGAAGTGACAGAAGAATTGAGTGCCTGGTTCTCAACTGAAATGCTAAACTCACCATTAGACAAAGAAGAAGCCAACCAACTAACACTACATACACACAGGCACCACCCGCTTGTATCAGTGGAACATCCAGACCCAAACGCAGACGAAAAGTTTAGACCATTATTTGCTCGTGCTAATATGAGAGCATCATCAGGTCCTGGAGTGTTCAACGAATACATCAATAACAATCCAAAACGATTACATGTACCTGCTCTGATACTAGGTCCAATGATGACAGGGCCTGGTTCTACTGGTGGTGCCTTGCAGTATCTAACATTGGATCTATTCTATGAAAACAAGTTAGATGAGGTTCTAAACGATAGATCACTTATACCACAGGCCGTTAATGAGTCACTTCGCTTTCGGGCCGCTGTTGGTAGATTTACCAGAACTGTTACAGAGAACGTTATACTACATGATACATTCTTGAAACCTGGTGATAGAGTTGCTATATGTTTGGAGTCTGCTAATCGTGATCCAGATAGATGGTATAAACCTGATGAGTTCCTTATTCAAAGGACGGATAAGACGAAACATTTGGCTTGGGGGCACGGAACACATGTCTGTATTGCCCTTGCTCAATCAAAGGAAATGTTACGCATATACCTGAAAGTCTTGTTAGAACAAGTAGGTAAGTATGAAATCCTTACCAAGCCGGAAGACCTAAAATATGTCTTGATGTTTGGCGGGAATATTAGTATAATGTCTAATATCATCCTGAGGAAACTATGACAAAGGAAAAGAAAGTGAAAAGCGCAACCGTAAGACGCCCACAGTTTGCGGATGAAAAGTACCTTGGGTCAGAACCTTCTGTCACCGAGAACGCAACTCAATCTGAATTGGCCATGGCCTATAACTGGTTCAATTACTTTTACACGAGTGAAGATGCCAAGTCTTTCACGATATCCTACCTAAAGTTTATCAAATATGACAAACATACTATTAGAAAGCTATCGTCGGTTAAGGCAATCGACCTCCACAATATCGGATGGAACTGTAGACTCCTACTCAATGGAAGCACTCTTCCAAGCGGTACGTGGGAGAAGATTGAAATCAAGATTAAAGACCTCACGAAAGACATTGTGGAAACGCAGGAAGCTACGGAAGAACCTGTTACCAAAGTCGTATCAATTCAAGACCGCATTAATGCGAAGGCGTCCGATCTTATTGGCGAACTTGAAGAAACTTTAGACGTTTTCTTCCAAGAAGGAGTGGTACAGTTTGATGTTAAGAAGTGGTCCCTTGAGAAGGGAATTAAACCGCAAATTGCGACGAGGATTGCAGAACACTTCCGTCCTCAATACGAAGAAATCACCGAAGCCCAAGCCGGTAAAGACGCCGACCTTGTGGAAGCGTATAAGAAGTGGCGTAAGCCGGTTCTTAAGATCANGGGGCTTTTCATCAAGCGAATAATTGACCATATGACAGAACTACATTCTGCTGGTCAGGCTGTTCGCAAGCCACGTAAGAAGAAGGTTAAGCCTGCTGGTGTTCTAGTTTCTAAGATGAACTATTGTACCTCTGCTGATAATCTAACCAGTATAGACCCGAAAGGAATCATCGGTGCTTCGCAACTTTGGGTGTTCAATCACAAAACTCGTAATCTTTCTGTTTATCATGCCGTGGGTCATTCAGGCCTTTCGGTCAGAGGGACTACGATTATCGGATTTGATACAGATGCTTCGATCACAAAGAAGCTAAGAAAGCCAGAAGAACAAGTCCAACAAGTTCTAAAGGCAGGCAAGGTTGACTTGCGAAACATTATGAAATGCCTAACTACTAAAGAGAGTAAGGCAACTGGACGTATCAATGCTGAAACAATACTATTGAGGGTGCTTAAATGAACGGAGAGGCTTTTGGTTGGACGTTTATATATCTTGGTATGATAGTTGGTGTAGCCACATGGTATATCGTGCTATTCTCTATCTTCCAAGAATTTAAGAACAAGGACAAAAAATGACCGAGAAAGTAATCGAGTTCCCCAAACACAAGGTCGTCAGAGACGTACCTGCGGAAGTATTGATATCACGACAAGCCAAAGCTGATCAAAAGTTTGCGGATTCGGTTGTCGATGAACTTTCTGGTTTCTTGCTAACAGAACTGGATAACTATAACATTGAAGTGGCTGATAAGGTCTTTGCTAAAGACTTTGTATTGGTCGTGGATGCGTTACGTGCGGCTGTATATCGTTCCCTTGGTCTTGATCATCACCTACATGACTTTATCGATGACAATGTTAAACTCCTTGAAAACAGTGAGGGCTTAACCAAGGAACAGTTAGCTGAAAGAATTGCAGCCATGATTGAAGAGGTTGCTAAAGAAAAACTTGACAACGGTGATAGTGAGTGATATAATACAAGTATCACAATAAAGGAATATATAATGTCTTATATGCTTATAGACCTCAATCAGGTTCTTATCTCTAACCTAATGCAGCACCTCAAGCATGTTGCTAAGGACAATGTGATAAGTGAGGATCTAGTCCGCCATATGTGTATCAATACAATCCGTTCCAATGTGAAGCAGTTCAAAGCAAAGTATCCTAATGTGGTGCTTTGTTGCGATAACAAACACTATTGGCGTCGTGACTTCTTTCCATTCTATAAGAGCCAGCGCAAGCATGACCGTGAGGCCTCTGGTCTTGATTGGGGCATGATCTTTGACACTCTCAATAAGATTAGAGACGAACTAAAAGAGTTCTTCCCTTATAAGGTGATCGATGCATATGGTGCCGAGGCCGATGATGTGATTGCCGTTCTAACTGCTAGACTGGCACCTCATGGTAATATCCTCATTCTGTCGTCTGACAAGGACTTTGGTCAGCTACAAAAATATCCTAATGTAACGCAGTATTCACCTATTCTAAAGCGTTTCATCAAGATTGATAACCCAAAGATGTTCATCAAAGAACATATCATCAAAGGTGATCGTGGTGACGGCGTGCCTAACTTCCTGTCGGCTGATAACACTTTCGCCGCCGGTGAACGCCAGAAGGTTATAAATAGCAAGCGTCTACAGGAGTGGCTATCACAGGATGCGGAGACTTTCTGTACCAATGATACTATGCTTCGTGGCTTTAAGCGTAATCAAACTTTGGTTGATTTTGACTATATCCCTACTGAGGTTCAACAAAAGATTGTAGAGGCATTTGATGGTTCAAAGCCCGCTACAAAACAGAAGATGCTTGATTACTTTATCAAGAAGAACCTCAAGGCAATGATCGAATCAATCGGTGACTTTTAAGGAAACATTATGAGTAGCAACAAACATATCTATGAAGTCTTTGACGAGTTTAAGAAGGCAAAGACAAAAGAGGAACGACTAGCTGTCCTTCGTAACAACGATTCCTGGGCACTAAAGAATGTTATTATGGGAGCGTTACATCCACAGGTTCAGTTTGTCATCAAGAAAGTGCCAACCTACAAATCGGTACAAACACCAGTTGGTTTCGCCTATAATCACATGACAGATGCCTTGAGCAAGGTGTATCTGTTTATGGAAGGTCATCCAAAGGTATCACCTAATCTAACTATGCAACGTAAAGAACAGTTGCTAATCCAGATATTGGAATCACTAGAGAAGAATGAAGCAGAGGTTTATGCCAATATGATTAAAAAGGATCTAAAGATTCCTCATTTGACCGCCAAGCTGGCCAATGAGGCATTTCCTGGACTATTGCCAGAATAATAAGGGTGATGTGAAATGAAAACTCGCAAGACTGTTAATCAGAAGATTGATCCATTGTATATTGAACTATTTGAGGAAGATAAGCGATATGGTGGCAGTAATCGCCTTGAACGTGCCGCCTCTGAAATGCGTGACCGTCGTCCACTAAAGAACCTCAAGAAAGCGTGGATGGAACATACGGAAGATTATGATGAGGTAGACGAGTTTTACGAACACTGATCTATTGTAAACACTCTACTATTCCGGTAGATTTATAGGTATGTAAACGGCTAAGCTACAGGTGCGACATCCTGTCGCAGTCGTTTACATACCTTTTTTGTTGCCTGTTCCGTTCCTTGTGCTATAATGTGAACATGATAAACAAAAAGCGCAAAGCCCGTTCCGACCGTAAGCATGTCATATATTCTTTGTCCGTCAATGGCTTAGAGTATATCGGCGTTACGTATGTCGACCGTTCAGCCGTGTCCAAGTCTGTTATCCGTCGCTGGCAAAAGCATGTCCGCCGTGCCTTGACCGAAGGCAAGGACTGGGCCTTATGCAAGGCGATACGGAAATACGGTCCGGATGCTTTCGAGGTCTGCTATTATGAGGTGGTGCGAGGCAAGACGGAGGCGCACCACCGTGAGCGGGAACTGATCCGTGACCTATGCCCTGCCCTTAACACCGATGTGAGGTAATTATCATGAATAAGCAAGAATATTTTAAACTTACCCGCACTCTCTCCGATATGGAGATTGCCCGAGGTAAGGCCGAATTGGCTGTTAGAAATGCCGAAGCCGAATTGCGTGTTTTGGTTAAAGAGGTGGACGGTCGGAGTAAAAAGTCCACTTATTACTCTTATAATGGTCGATTGGTGCGTTGTGAGCCTTGTTATAGCCGTTCCGGTCGTTATAACATATATGTAGACGGAAAACGTCTCCATACGGAATATCGGTATGGCCTAGATGACATTCGTTTACATATAGCTATCGGTAGATTGTAAACAAAGGTGCGTCATCCTGTCACACCCTATCGCTGCCAGTTTACATTGACAATGCCGTTCCGTTGTGCTATTCTTAGGCATAATCTGAAAAGGAAAGTAAACATGAACGCCTCTGATCGCTTCACAAAACGCAATCTTAAACTTAACTATAACACCCTTGAAGCCCTGTCTACATACTTCGAAAATGGCGGCACTATCACTGTATGTAAACAAGGCAGACGGTCTAAGGCCAATACCTCGTTCCCATTGATTAAAGGTACCGTGTCGAATGTAGGTGCTAAATCAGTTGGTCTTAAATCTCAAGGCTTAAAAGGAAGATAATCATGGAAGTTTTTGCTGTAATATGGTTCATGGAATATGAGGGTGAGCAATTGTTGGGTATATTCTCTGATTATGTCAAGGCTCGCCAGTATATGCTGGATCAAAAAGATGCTAACGTATCGATACGCAAAGTAGAACTGGATGAAATATATCAATTCGGTGCTTGTGGAGAGGAAATATAATGACTGATGTAGTTCTCTTTATTGTAGTGTTTGCTCCGCCTGTTGCGTTTGCGTTAATCGCTCTTACTAACATGGAGAACTAATATGACGGTGTTTTATTCTATCTACGATGAACGTGGCACCCGTGATTATTGTTTCACACAGTACCTTGGCAATCTACTGCTTGAAACTGATATTTCATATTGGATTGTTCCTGGCACTATAAACGATATGGACGAACTGGAGGATATTTTCATATGATGGACGAAACTAAAGTCATGCAATATGTAGCCCTCGGTATGGTTGCTACGTTTGCCTTTATCGGCACTTTGCTGTGGATCGTTATTGATAGGACAAACTAATGACTGCTACATGGGTTCTTATCGTGTTTCTTCATTATGGTCAGGCAGGAGTCTCCGCTGACTTTTATTCTAAGGACAAATGTGAAGCCGCTGGTAAGATCATAACAAACGACTGGGGTAAGGTAACCTATTACTGTGTGGAGAAGTAAATGGCTGATGCTCATACCGATGAAACTGTTTATCTACCTACTGTAGAGTTGTTGAATAACACCGAACTGTGGGGTGAAGTCGGTGTGGTAGTGTATAGTAAAGCGTTTGCTGCTAACGGTGTTCAAATCTGGATGGTGCCTGAATGACTAATGCTTTACACTTTGTCGGTTTCTCTAATGACCGTTTTAATACGGCAATCAAGGTATTCGGCACTCCCGACTTTATTCATAGGTTCTGGGATTATCGTGCCGTGTGCGAGGTGCAGGAAAACGACATTGTGGTGTTTGCTAATGGTGACGAAACGCAACCAGTAAATCGTTTTGCTTTTGATGACTCGGCTAACTTCTAAAGGAGATATATAATGGCTAATGTTAAGACGTTCAATCTGTCGGTGTATCTGCCTGGCAGCAATTCAAAAACTATCACGTTCCGTGGTATCTCCCGTGTGGCCGTTGAACGATACAAAAAGTTTTATATTATAAACTATAGCAATCCGTATTTCAATGTAGAGGCTCGATAATGAAACTGTCGCCTAAACAAATTGAGTTTATCAATAAGGAACGAGAGATACTTATTCGACTTATTGATGCAAAAGAAAAGAGTGAGACCTGGCGTGGCCTTGGCGCAGATCGTCTAAGACTACAAACGATCCATCTCATTATCGAATTACACAATCTGGAGATAGGAAAGAAAGATGAAACGCAAAACGATAAATCCAGTGGCGAAGGCACTCCGAAGCCCTCAATGTAGACAAAAGGTAATTGTAGACAAGAAGTCTGTCTACAATCGCAAAAGACTACCAAAGCTATAGACTATGGGTGCGTCATCATGTCGCACCTGTTTACATACGATTTCGCTTGATTTGTTCCGTCCTTTGTGTTATGATTAGACATAATCAGAAAGGATAGTAAACATGAAAAACGCTCTTTTGTTCAAGTTGAATAGTTTCTTTGCTTACATGACTGTTAATGTTGTGTTCGGGTTCATTGTTGCTGAGTTTCTTTTGTCTTTACAGACTAAAGTAAATGAGTATTTTGATTATGATTGGGCTGATGCTGTTGATCAATTTAACTCGCTCTAATCTGAAAGGATTGTAAACATGAAACTCCATCCGATTGCTGCTAATCAAACCCAACTCGATATCGGCCAAGGTATTGAGGTGTTCTTTTCTTATCAGACTCCGGTAGCCGCTTTTATTCCGGGTCAGGGTTATATCCGTACCAATCATAAGTGGTCCCGTACCACTTCAAAGCATATCAATCAATGGTTGCGTGGCTATGCCGCTCAAGATGTTGACCAATCTGTCCTTGACACTCTCGTTGGAGGTATCTAATATGTCTTATATGTCCGATGCTTATAATGAAATCGTGGATCTTGTGGGTGATGCTATTGAGGCAGGCGCCTACTATGTCGGCGATGTGGTAGAATATGTTAATCAACGTTCCCGTCTCAAGGTCGACCGTGATATGGTCGATGGTATTATCAAGTCTCTGGATTTTGATTATGCTGGCGGTGCGTCACAGGCCATG